TGATAGTTTCCATGTTGCATTATACGTTTAATGGCTTCGGGATTAATACGCTGTTTAGCTGTCATACCTGAGTTGGCTAGTTTAGGAGAGCAGTTGATTTGATCTAACTTACCGAATAAGTAATCTTCAATATAAACTGTACCATTCGTCTCTATTTCATGAAATGAATTTACTGGTTTGAAATGGACAGTATGCATAGTCGTTTCAGGATTATATGAACGAACTTCTGTATCTCCTTCTTTATTATCTTCTACGTAATTAGCCCAATGCTTAATAAAACCAGCAATTGCTATTTGATGTCCTTTAATTGTAGGTTCACCGCCAGTCCAAATGATATGTATATTACCATTTAGAATATCATCGTATACGCCTTGCTCTTTCCATCTATCAATTAAGTACTGGAACTCTTTATCTTCGCCTCTCCACAGCCACTGGCTTGTACTATCACAAGTCCAAGTTGCTTTACCTTCAGCATGAAGATCGCCAACGAATATTTCTCCGTCTTCTAGCTTCTTCTCTTTTTCAAGCTGGTTGGCAAACTTACGTGACATACCGCAAGTGAGATTACAGATACCTAGGCGTACGAAATAAGAAGGTACGCCTGATGAAATACCTTCTCCTTGTACTGAATAGAAATCGCTACTGATTAGTAGCTTGTTTGGATCTAGCTTACTCATATTACTTTCTTTGTTTTTCTTTAAGCTTTTTACGTCTGAGAGCCTTCTCACTGATAGTCTCTTCTTTCTTTTCAGCTTCTACTTCCTGCTTTTCAGTCTTACGGGTAGCTGCTTTCCATTCTGATTTAGGGATAAATTTCCAAGTATTGCCTACTTTTGCGTCAGCTTGACGATCATCTACTCGCTGGATATCACCAGTCTTGATGTTTTTGATACACTTCATAGGTTACAACCTCCATGTTTTAATGTAATTAAATATATGATTAATTTGTGGGTATTCCAACAAAATACCTAAAATAGTTGGGTGCTGGTCTCCGCAAAGACCGAGGGCGTGCATAACTGATTCGAGCATATTTTTTATTTATAGTGTTGTAGTTTCTTTTTCCACTTATCGATTTGAGTTTGACAATACCACTTACCTAGCCAGCTAGATGCTTTAGCATATTCAGTTTCCCATTTTTCTATCTTCCGAAAAATAGGTGCATTAGCTTTATTTATGATATCAATATCATAATAGCTATTTTCTTCAAGCATTGCTTTCTCCCACTGTTCTTTTTCACTGTCCTTCATATGTAGCTGAATTTTTATTATTTTCCATGAATTCAACTTTCACTACTTTTACCCTACTGTCAGTTTCTACATGAACAAATGCGTTTAATTTTTCAAAAATAAACTTAGCAAATTGCTCTGCACCTACAGCTGGTAGTATTCTAATTTGTGCTACACCTGCTGTTTCCATTTGTTTAAAAGCATTAATAAATGGATCATCTTCTGCTACAACTGTTGTATGGTCAAACATGTAATCCATCCAAGCTTTAGGATTCATACCGTCTATAGTTCCTTTAGCACGTTTCATACCTCCAAAATCCCAGACCCAATTACGATGGTCTAATTCACCTTCGAACCATACTCTAAATGATACTCCATACCCGTGAAGAAACCGGCAATGTGTTCCTTCTGCTTTCCATTGCCTGAATACGCAACTGTATCCGTCAAATAATTTAGTTGATTGAAATGTACTCATAACAGATAATTAAATTTAATCTAAGAACTTTTCTTTACCTTAGCAAATTTTTTCTCTACTAAAATGCCACCTTTCTTGTATTTTGGATCATAGGGACAATGCCTGCAACCTGACCCGCAACATTGACCTCTCTCTAAATGGAAAAGAGCGGTAAAAACCACTCTTTCTCCTTCTAAATAATAATGTATGTCTTTCGTAAACTCTTTTTTGTTTTTCACCGTTACTGTCTCATGTTATGGGAAAAGTTGATTCCAGCTTACTCCGTTATAGAACCAAAGTACTCCGTTGATTACATACAGGAATGGTTGATTAACAGATCCAGTACTTATTGAGGCTGTTGTAAAAGAACCGCTTAAATAAGGGAGGAATGTTAATGATCCGGAAGACGGATTGAAAGATCCTGTATATCCAAATGAACCGGAAACTGTCATTGATCCGGAAATAAAGATCGAACCTGATAATTCTAATGGCATTTTATTTCAATTTTAAGATATTCTCATTACAATAAAGTTACCGTTTCTGTATAACCCTCCTACTGGTACTCCGCCTGCAGCTGCTGCTACGTCATCTACGAAATTTAGGCTAGTTAGTACTTGAGATAGAATAATATGACCGTTTTGGAATGTAGCTGAAGTTCCTGCTGCAGTGGATCCGCTTACGATCAATGATCCTGATATAGCTACTTGTCCGCCGACTACATTGATAGATCCGCTAACGATATGATTATCGGTTAGGTTTGAACCTAGAGATACGGCATTCTTAGATAAGATACTTCCAGAAACAGTTAGTACGTGGTTTCTTCCGTTCTGCTGGCCATAAGTATAATCTAAACCTGTTAGTGAATAGTTATCACTAATAATACTGTAGATAGGCACTTTGCCCTCCCCTGGCCCGAAGTCTCCTGTTCCGATTAGAGTATCACTGTAGTTTCTCGCAAAATGGATAGCTCCTAAAGGTACGGTACCTGTTGAACCGGGTACTGAGTGTCCAATACCAGTTTCTTGAAAATAGAAAGTATACCCATCAGCGCCTTGAGTAGATACGCTCTGACCGCCTCGAAGAATAGAACCGAAAGCAGGTACTGCTGTTCCTCCGAAAGGAGTTTCACTTATGAAGCTTACTGCTAACACCTTCTCGCCTTGAATATAGCTCGAACCGAGCATTGAACCGGTTACTCCTAAGGTTCCTAAAATTTGGGCAGAGCCTGTAAATGGAAAGGTAGGTGCGTAAGAAGCAGATATTGCATTTAATACGTAAGAAGCAGTTTGAGCGTTAGCTACATAGCTAGCAGTGATTGCGTTTAATACGTAGCTTGCAGTTTGTGCATTCTCTACGTAGCTGGCTGTACGAGCTAAACTAGCAAAAGAAGAGCTTATCGCAAACGAACTGCTCAATGCATAAGAGCTAGTCAAAGCGTATGAACTACTTATTGTAAACGATCCGCTTAATGAATAAGATGCGCTGATCGAAGAAGTTACTTGCGGGAGCGAATTAGCAAGATTCTTTATTGTCAGCTGAGATGTTGCGGTCGTTGCTACCACAGGGAATACATCAGTTCCGGTTACGGAAGAGACTACAGGGAGTTGCGATATTTTTACGTTTGCCATTTAATTACACAATTTCTTGATAAATTATTAAGTTGTCGTTGTTTTCAGTCGTTAAAATTTCATCATTTTCTGAAACCATGTAGTAGGTTATTTCTACCGGATCAGGTGCTCCAGGAGCGATACCTGACGATTCGAATCTAACATATTGATCGAAACTACCACCTGGAGATATATTCCGAGGAAACCTTACGTTTAGCATCTGCGGAATAGTATCTTGATACGTAGTAGGTTTATTCCCGTTTGGGGTATTAATTTTTAGCCTACCTGCTCTTAATAAGTCTAGGAGATTCATGTTAATAAATAGCTACTGGCAAGTAAAGCTGCTAAACAACTTCACAACTTCCTCCAGCGCATGCAACCTCCCCCATAAGATTCGTACTATCAACGAATTCAACTACTTTTGAGAGATCTACGTTGTGAAGACTTTTCATAAGTTCTTCATACTGCTCTTCTGTACAGTCTTCAAAAGGAGCTTGTTTGTATGTGTGTTCCGAAAACGGTAGTACTGAAAGTCCGTTATAGAATTTACGATTCTCCCACATCCACTTACCTACCTCTTCCCACTCGTTCTCTTTGATAGATACAGTAGCAGATATATTATGCGTATTTTGACCGGTTCTATGACCTGGTTTAATCCAGTTCTGGTAGAAAAACTTAACTCTCTCAAGAAGCTGTAAAGCAGATTCATGGCGAAGGATAGAGTCTTTCGGTGCTTTCTGCGGTACAGAAATTACAGCAGTATCGTGAGGGCGAAAATACTCATCTTCAACGAGTTCTGGATGATGAATTGCAAGGTGTGAATAGATAGCTTCGTTCTTTCCTACACGAATACGACGGATATAGAAGTCGTTATGCCATGCGTGGATACCGCTTGAAGTACCGAGGGTCAAAGAAGAAGTACCTGAAGGTTTAATAGTAGTACATCTTGCAGCTGCATTGATACCTATTAGCTTTGCTACTCTTTCGTTTTCTTCTTTTACAATTTGTGCGGCTTGCTTAAGATCTAGTTTCTGTGCTGCACCTGATCCGATACCGGTCATACCAACACCGATCAAAGCGTCTTTTTCAGTAGTACGTTGCCATACTGGACGTAGGTAGTGAAAGCTAGTATAAGAAGCTTGTAAGGTGCCGATAAATGTAGCTGCTTTAACGCGTGCATTTAAATCTTCTTGGTCTACAACGTCTGATACATTTACCTCGCATAGATTACAGAACTGATAAGGACGTAGTGCGATCTCGCAACATGGATTAGTTCCCCAATCTTTATCGTTATTGAAGTAAATACCTGGTTCACCCGCACCCGATGCTTTGATCTTTTCCCACAAATTCATAAAGAACTCTTCAGTAGCTTTGCTCCGAAGAAGTACGGCAGAATTATTTGCACGACCTCTTTGCGGATTCAATTCCCACCATGCACCGGATTTGGCCGCAATCATATTCTCGTCATCGGCGCTGAATAAGCTAATAAGGGCTGCTCTACGGATACCGCCAGTCAATACTGCATCGGCAATATGACAAATCATATCATGAACTTCAATAGAGCTTAGTTTATCGTTATTCTCCTTGCTATCAAGAATTCCTTGAAGTTTAAGTAGGCACTCTTTAAGAGGTTGAGGTCCAGGTGCTTTACCGCCTGAAGTAATTAGCTGGGCACCTTTAGGTCTAATATCGGAGAAATCGAATACAGGTGTAGAGCCGCCTTCAAAGTAAGCGCGTACTAATACTTTTACTGCATCGGCCCATCCTTCGATGCTATCACCAATCAAAAACCGGCGATTCTTCTTTGGATCAGGCTTTCTGATTTCAGGTAATTGATCTACGTGATGTTTTTGTACAGAATAACCCACACCTGTACCGCCTAGAAGTAAGAACATAGTCTCACCAAATGCTCTCCAATCGTCAATTGGAAGATAGGCGCAGTTATAGATACGATTAGGACTGATTTCAATGGGTTTACCCGCAAATTGCATTGAACGCATTGAAGGTAAAGCTTTCTTATCGTAGACGAACTTGTAAGCATTCTCAATTTCCTCATTTAAATTAGGAAATTTCTTTAAGTGCATATTTTTATTACGGTCAACTAACTCTGTCCAAGACTCTCTTCTCTGTAGGTCTGGATTAAATTTTGCGTACTTCATGTACACTGTAATGTCACTTAGAATGCTCTGGGAGATGTCCATTTCTCTTGTTGTTTTTTAATGTTTTAAAGATAAGTTTTTCATTCGGCGATCTCACGATGCCGTTAAGATCATAACCTAATTACTTACTACTGTAGATTCGAATTAAGCCCGCTTTGAAATTTTTGGGCTAGATAGCTATCAGATGCCTGAGGGGGACGGAAGGTAGGGTCTACCATATCTCTTTCAACTAGATCATTGGTACCGTTACGCTCCATATTAAATACAAACTGCTCGTAGGTACTTTGATCTACGGGCGGTGCAAATGGAGTTCTTTTCTCGGCGTATAATTCTGCTATGCTCATATCTGATAACTTTTGTAGTAATAAATAGCTTATTTCCCTAATTCAAAAAACCTTTGCTGTAAAAAATTTCTCTCTTCTGTACTAAATCCAGTTACTGGTTTCCCAGGTACTCCAGATCCTTCTTGAACGAATTCATCTTCGCCCATTTCACGTGCTTGAATTTCAATATTACCGTTTTCGGTATTGATTTTCACGGGGTAAGTCATACCATCACCGCCATAACGGTTTTTCATGATATGTGCCCTTCCTGTACCGTTTACTTTATCTAACCTCTTTCTAGACAATGACATTGCAAAGTCTGCAATCATGATCTTGTTGTAAGATCCAGCTGCTTTATCACCTTCAATAACATCGTCTTTTGCACCAGCTCTATTTACTTGAGATACAGTCCAAATTGGTATCTTAAGATCGCGAGCAAGAGCTTTGGTGGATACATAAATATCATCTATCTCATCCTTTCTGTCTATAGACTTTCTCTTAGACTTCAAAAGGTCTACGTAATCAATGATAATCAAGTCAGGTCTATGTCCTAGATCTGTAATCTTCTGAATATGGCTCTCAATAGTAGATATAGATGCTTTACCCATTGAGAATTCCTTAATAATAAGCTTACCGGGTAGGCTACTTACTGCTTTATCTACTTCATCTCTATGCTTACCTAAATCTTGAATTCTGATACCGGTAAAAATAGAGTCGTATCTCTTACCCATATACGTTTCTGATAACTCAAGCGTGTAGTGGGCTACAGTACCTCCACCAGATACGATCATTGCACCTAAGGCTACTAGCATCCAGCTCTTACCTCCGCCGGGGTTACCAAAGATAATACCTAAATCACCAGATCCTAGACCTCCTTGAAGTAACTCGTTAATATGCTCCCAAGGCGTAGGCTGGGGACCTCTTTCTTCCATTCGATAACGAGTCTCGGCATCTTTTTCGTACTCATGACCGATGTTTTTATCTTGACCTGCTTTTAAAGCAGTATCGATAAGGTAGCGAATATCATCGTACTGACCTTTTTCAAGCAGCTCAACAGAAGATAGAAGAGCCTTTTTTAACTGCTGGTTTTTACAGAAGTTAGAAAACTCTTGCTCTACGAAATCTCTATCTTCGTTAGAGGCTTTGTAAGCTTCTTTTAACTGCTCAATCACCGATACCCTTAATACTTCGTTTTCGATCTTTTTTACCTCTACTTGAAGTACATCAAGAGTTGGTGTAGTATGATACTTGTAATGATACTTTAGAATTTCTTCTACAATCCATTTATGTGCTGGATTATCAAAGTAGTCTTCTTCAAGGATATCGTAAATACTCTGTAAAAACTCTCTATGCTTAAGTAAGCTTGATAGAACTTTTATTTGAAAGCTTACACCGTACTGCTGTAGTTGATTTAGAACCATAACCTAATATACGATTTTTATATGTAACTAAAAACTCTTTTTCTTATGTAATAATTCATATTACTCGGGGATATGTTAAAAACTTTTGCTGCATCGGCTACAGATTTAAATACTTGTCCAGTCGCTTCATGCCGTACTTTTTTCCTATGAGCACTGTACTTTTCTATTTGTAAAAAAGTTTTATGTTTTTTCCCTTTCTGGTATTCCTGCTCTGTAATGTAGATAAACTCTCCTTTTTTTATTCGATGTATAATAGTTCCTGGAGTTACTCCTAATACTTTTGCTGCAAGTTTTCCTGATTCAAAAACAACTCCAGATTCTTTATGCATGATAGGGATCTTATGTGCTGCACTTATTTTGTCTTTAACTTTTGCAGGCAATTTTGTTCCAGTTTTAGCAAGTCTAATTTTTTCGATAGTTTCAAAAGATCTTTTCTTTCCTTTCCTATCTTCGCTAAATTTTTGCTTCATCTTTTCAGAATGATGCCACCCTTTTAAGGGTTTTCCTTGCATCCTAAGCTTGATTGCGTGACATGCAATTCCATCTCCCTGTTCTTGATGTATCCTATAATGTTCCTCTATAGAAACACATTTAAGGTTCTCTATAGAATTATTTTTTCTATTTCCGTCTACGTGATGTATCTCGTATTTTCTACCCTGCTCATCTACCGGAATCGGACCATAACACTTCTCCCAGAGTTTTCGGTAATTCATATCTATTAATTTATAATAAATATCAACTAATTTAAAATTACCATACTCAATCTTTCAACTCAAACTTAGCTAATTTTGAAAATATTTCACTAAGCCATAAATGCGGGCTTACTAAAGTCTTTCCTAGCTGGTCTTCGTTATACAACTTAACAAAGCAATCGGGGTTAAAATTATTGTTATGGTTAGCAATTACATGGTCTAATACTTCCTTGTCGGCTTCAGGTATGTTTGGATTTCTTAGATCCATTAACTTCTTATTGATCTCTAATTGCTTACGAAAATTATAAACATCAGCATACTTTTTATCCTTACCCTCGCACTCATTTAGTAACTTGTCTAAGGTAAAATCTTCATTAGTAGTAATAGTTGGAAAGAGCTTGATCAAAGTCTTAGCTGCAATGCCTCTAACTCCAGGTACATTATCACCTTTATCTCCGACTATAACCTTGTGGGTAAGAAAATTATGTGGAGGTATACCGTACTCCTTAATAACGGTTGCTGGATCGTAGATTATTTTTTTGATTGGAGAAAAAACAGAAACGTTTTCAGATACTAGCTGTAGGTAGTCTTGGTCGGTTGATAGTACGTACACCTTCTCGGTAAATTGCCCTGTCATATACCCAATAACGTCATCCGCTTCTACCTTGTCTATTACAACTAAATCAACCGGGAGACACTTGAGATAATCGATCAGACGTACAATTTGAGCCGTTATTGATTCTGATTCTTCTTCTTGGTTATCGAAAGCATCCCAGTTTGAGATTTTAGTTATATGCCGATTTGCCTTATACTCGGGGTAGAGGTATCTTTTATTAGTAGAACCTCCTTGTCCGTCGAAAACTAAAATAACTCTAGTTGGTTGTAATTGTCTGATAGCGGCACCTATAGATTTAAGAAAACCGCCTAGTCCTCCAATATGTGCCCCGCTTGGATTTATATGGCTAATTGCGGTAAAACTACGAAGAAATGTATTTAACGAATCGACAATTAGTACTCTACTGTTCTTATGTAAGTCCTCCGGTTCCTGCTTCTCCATCTTTTCGAACATCGCTCTGTAATCCATTCTTCTTTTGTTTTGCAATTGGATTGGCCAACCTGTCGGCTATCCTCTTACGAATTATGTAAATATCTTTCTCTGTTGGAGAGTAACTATTCATTAACTCTTGCGGTACCCCATCCCATGACGCTAAATAACTCTGTACCTGGAATCCTCTAGCTATACATTCGTTGTAGAGGTCAATGTACCTCTCTTTTAAATATCCTAGCTTATCGTAAAAGAATGATACATGACCTTTACCCAGGGTAAATTCTTGCGGTATATTCTTAAGATTACACTTACCCTTTGCTACAACGTTTGGTATGCGTTTAAGCTCTCTATGTTCAGCAATCAAATGCTTACTACTTAACTCCTTTGGCGGAATCCCGATATTGATCCTTGTCATACCGTAAAGATGTACTATTCCTCGGTAGGATCAAATACGTCTTTGTTATCTTCATCAGTCTCGATAACTACATCGAAATCGTTTGATCCGAGAGTCTTTAACCAATCCTTAGAGTATTGCTTTTTATAAGCATCGATTGCCTGCTTGGTATCGTCAATAAATCCATGTGCGGTCATTATAACTCTACCAGTAGATGTAACGTCATTAACGTGATTCTTATCACAACTAACTTTAGTACGCTTGGCAAACTCTACGTCCTTGCCGTTCTTGGTTGCTTTGATCTTATTAGTTCCGGAATTAGTTACGTTTCCGAAAGTAATAATCAAAGATGCATCGAAGTACATAGTATCACCGCCCTTATTCTTCATCTTGGGCTGGGCCATAATATTCTCTGCTTTAGCAACCCAGATCTTATTTACTGCAAGCATAGTATTCGTGTAAGGTTGACTCTGCTTACGTGACAATACAATCTTCTGGTTAATAAAGTTACCAAACTGCTGGGACATAGCTCCGGCATTCCACTCGTTATTATTCTTATTTGACTCAACAGACAGACGGCAAGGAATAGATCCTACAGAATCCCAGAGGAAAAGAAGATCGTAAGGTAAGTTACCTTTCTTCTGTTCGTCGAGAAGGTCTGCAATAAATGCAGCTACGTCTTCGATAGTATTTAATCTCTCTCTATCTACGTAAATGAAAAATCCCTTGTAGTCAGCTACTTCGCCTTCTTCATTAGGTACTTCTTCGAATACAAGTCCCATTTGTTTGGCATGCTCCCAATTCCATTTCATCTCAGTAATGATAAATACAGGCAAGATACCTATCTTCTGGGCACTTACGGCTGCTTCTAAAAGAGCTGTAGTCTTGCCTGTATCAGAATGTCCTCGAAGTAATGTAATATGGCCTACAGGAATACCAGGAATAGAAAGACAGTCTTGAAAGGCTTTAGATAAAGGAATCCAAGTCTGCTCTTTCATTTTGATAGAGGTACTTGAGAGGTTTTTAGACTGTATAAACTTCTCTAGGTTAAAAGTACCCTTGACGGCTCCCGCTACACTTTCGTTAAGCGAGGCTTTAATTGATTTGGCCATAAATTAATTACTTAAAAAGGTCATCAAATTCCTCATCAATACTAGGCTTAGCCTTGGGAGTATTAAGGGATAAAGAACTAGGCTTTGACGCAAGTGAAGATTCTTGCTTTGGTGCAGCAGGTGGTGCAGGTTCGTCAGTAGTTTCTTCTGGATTAAGCCAGCCAAGGAGCGCCTCTTTCATCTCATCGTAGGAGTACTTCTTAAAGATAGAAAATACATCTGGTTGATTACTTAACCACTTCTCTACCTCTTTGGCATCCTCTGATAGAGGTGTAGTTTTTGTGCGGACACGTACCTTAGATTGATTAAAAGAAGTGCCGTTAGTCTCGGGACCTGTAGTTTCGATAGTAATATCGCGACCCTGAATAACGTCAGTATAATCCCCGACATCTGGATCGTCAGCCAAGCTCAATAATTCGGCGTAAATTTGCTTACCAAATTCCCACAAGCGAACGCCTTTCTCTTCTTCACCGCGAACGATTACGGGAGTGAATACACGCATTTTAGGTTCAAGCTTACGTGACATCATCCAGTTTTCTTTGTCGCCGCTTGATGCAAGCTGCTTGGCGAATTCAACAATTGGGTCTTTCTCTCCAAAATTCTGGAGTGAAATCATTGTACGGTTCCCGATACCGTAATGTACGAAAATCTCTTTGAAAGGATTTGCCTTATCCCACACTGCAGGTACAATTCGTACTGAATGCTTCCCTACTGTAGGTTTCCAGAGAATGAGAGACATATCTCTCTTTTGTCCGCCTTGCTTTTGTGATTGCAAAGCACTAAGTTTAGACTTAATTGCGCCTAAATCCATACCCATAACTTATAGTTTTAAATTTAAAAATTACGTTAATAAAAGAATGTAAGTACTAATTCTCAGATAAGCAACTTAAATGTTGACTATTCTATGAATTTTTGTAGAGAGCTTTTTAAGCTCGTCTCCTTGCGAAAGGAGAACTGTGTTTCTATAATCCGGCCAGTTAATTCGGAAAGAAGTATCCAGAATGCCTTCATTAAGGGATTTAATAAGAAGATTGAGACTATTGATAGTGTAAAGAGTATTAGTCTCTTTTTTCCGGTGAAGTAGGATAGTATTCTGAAGTACTTTTGTTGTAGGTCCTTCTACTTCTATATTATATGTGCAGAGTAATTCTTCAGAATCAACGGATTCAAGTACGAAAATCTTTCCGTACATTATAGAGTACTCGCCTTGAATTAGATTGAGAGTATCTTCAAGTCTATCTTTTGGCGAAAACGTACAAAATAACTTATTCTTCAATTGTTCTTGCGTTAGTTCAATGTATGCCATAATAAATATCTAGGTTCTAACTCAGAGGGTTATAATATTTTATTTTTACAGTTTTCGAAGTGGTACGTTTTCATTCTAGGACCTCCTCCTATTTTTCCGCAGTAAGAACACGTCTGTTTAGGGTAGGTTTTTCCTTTTTTTAATAGACTTAATTTTTGCTTTACCTCTTCAGACAACTTTTTACCTTTGTGTTTTTCACTCATCTTACGTTTTGTTTCTTCTGAATGCGGTTTTCTTTTTTTCCCAGGTTCTGCTGCTTTTCTTCCTTTTAGTCTACTACTTATCTTTTTTCTAGTCTCTTCTGAAGCTTTATATCCTAGTCTAGAGTTTAATAAGGCTTGTTTATGTTTTTCGGTTAGCTTAGCCCCTTTCCTATTACCTGCAAACCCTTTAACTATCGGTTTATCGAACCTTTTCGCAATTAAATTTGCAGCAGCATAGTCCCCTTTCTCTAAATGTAATCTATAATGTTCTTCTATAGAAAGGCATTGTAAATTTTCAAGACTGTTGTTATTTCTATTACCATCAATGTGGTGTATTTCATAACTCCTACCTTTTTCATCTACTGGAATTTTCCCATAAACTTTCTCCCAAATTTTTCGATATTTCATAGCACCTTTATTCATAAATATCTTTAATTAGTTTAAAAGTTATAATTCACTCCTTTTTGTGCTTTCACCCTATATCTGTCCTTTTCCAAAACATCTTTGATCTGCTTTAAAAATCCTTTTCCGTCTTCAGTTGAATAATCAATAAGAATTGAATCGTATACTACCAGGATGACTTTACTCTTTTTCCCTTTAAATAACTCGCGTAAATCAATTAACTTTTTTACATTGTTTACGGTCTCTAGACATTGAACATAGTAATTAAAAAGCTTCTGCGGATTGGCGTTTTCTATCTTTATTTTTCGCTTGTTTGGTAATTCAAGAAAGCCTTTCCTTTTATATTCAGCCCATCCTGCCTCGAGTAGCCAGTTAACCTTATCAAATAATTCTATATGCTTATATTCTTCTTCAACTCCGTTGTAGAGCTGTCTAAACGTAATTTTCTTGGATTCTTGGTACTCTTCTGGAGTTAATTCTTCTTTGCCGAAATACTCTTTACCTAAAATCACGTGAATGGATTCGTCTGAAGGGAGAGGTACGTTTAGCATATTAGCTATTAACCTCAAGTGATATCCGTCAAAGTCAAATTCCACTAAAACGTCGTTTTGCGGCACAAAAGCTGCTCTAGATCCGTTATCTTTGTTAAAGGCCAGGAAGTTTATACCGTTAAAAGCATTGGTAGGTCGTGAGGTTATGTTATAAAGGTTATAGCTTGTGTATATCCTATTATCTTTCATAGACCTAGCCTTCCATGTAGGTTCAAAGAACTTATCAAAAACCCTTTCATCTACCGTTAGGCCCTGTTCTTCTACCCATTTATAGGCTTGAATGTATTTATTTTGCCATTCTAGATTTATCTCTTCCCCAATATACCCTCTAACTGCTCCAAACATACATTCACACTTCTCGTAATGCTTTGAAATTGGAATAAGTGTATTCATATTTTCTGAATACTTAAACTTGTTGTGGAAATCTAGGTGAACGGGGGTGTAGCATTGGATATCTTTGATCTCACCGTCTTTATCTAAGATGTTGAAGTATAGATCTACAGCCTGAGGGAGATAAAGGAAATACGAATGCCACTTTTTATCAAGCAGGTAGATTGTCGGAATATCAAACAGGTAGTTCTGGATTTCATCCAGACTTAAAGAGAAACCTTCTGAATGATTAATAGGGAAAATATACCCTTTTTCGAAATCATTGTAGTAGAGTGCACAGGGTGCAGTAAGTGAGGGATGTGTTTCCTCTGAAAGAGATACTAAATCAATGAAACACTTTTCTGTTCTTGATAATTTTAAAAGCTGCTCTTTCGTTTCGACAATATAATACATAACATTTATTTATAACCTAATTAAGATAAGATATTACGATCTTATAAACAACTACTAAGAGGTAATTCTTGCAAATTTAGTATAATCTCCACCGATATACTGCAAGAGACCAGAAAAGACCCTATCTTTACTCTCTGTCACACGTCTATTTGTACTTATTATTCCTCCTTTGATTTGATACTGCGATACGCGTGTATCTTCTAAAGGACCTGTTAACTGCCATAACATATCTATACTTTCATACCCTAAAATATTCTCTGCTGCAATGTCTCCGTTCTGGATTTTGGTCCAGTCTAGTGGCGATATTTCAAAAATATATCCAGGTCCGCTGACGGTTTTTGCAAAATAACGAGTAAAATATCCAAGCTCATAGTCGCTCTCTATCACAATAGGGTAGTAGGGCTTTAACTCAGTAAGAGTGCCGTCGGCGCTACTTGCATCATCAATAGCATCTACCGGACGTCCGCCAGCTATATTATAATAGGGAATTGTATTGAAGCCTTCTGCTATTCCTGCACCTCTCCTAAAATACTCTAGAGGATATAATTTCTCGTTTGTTCCTGTAACCGGATCTGGTCCGGTATATGCATCTCCTCCGTATAGCCTGTAGTACCTTCCCGCATAGGGTACTCCATTTGCAGTAGCATACTCGTTACCGTTAGTTGATAAGTTTGGAGCTACTCGTGATAGTGGGTAATACCTTAAAACTCCCATTTTATATAAATTTTCCAGTTAAATCTACATAATTAGTTAGCTTTCCGTTCTGTACGCCTATGTGTAAGTGCGGGAAGTTTACAAGCCTTGTTCCATAACTATCCGGAAACAGTCCTATGTACCCTACAAGATCGCCGCGGCTTACTGTTGTACCGCTTTTAACTGTAACGTGATCTAGGTGTGTATAAAAGAAGGATCCTCTTCCTCCTACTAGCGTAAAAGAGTATCCCCACACCGTATCATTATTTTCGGAGAAATAGATACTAGTTACAGTACCGTCAACAATAGCATATACGGGGGTACCGGCATTAGCTCCTAAATCCCATGCGTTATTGTTTGGCCAAGTATTTGCACGGCCGCCCCAATTTGGATGAGCGGGAGTATTAGGTATTCTTTTTGGAGACCCTAGGAGATAGTCAGAGGTGGATGATGCGTTATTACCTCTAAATAAGTCAGTACCTCTTGGGACTCTAGAGAAAGTTCCTGGTGTAGGTCCGGTAGAGGCGGCTAAGCTGATTTGATTCGAGTCAACGAATAATACTGATCTACCTAAACCGCTGCTTTCTCTTAGCGGGAACATTTGCCCTGTGAGTTTAGTCAACCACTGGTTGTTCTCAATAGTATGGACCAGGCCGGAAGTAATAAACCCGAATCTAGCATTGCCGTTCAATCCTCTCAGCGATATCGGTAATCTTTCTTCAGGTATCGTAAATGCATTATACATTAAGATTCCGCTAATACCGTCAATAGTTATTTCTGCATTAGCAGGTATAGGGGCAGTTGCTACGGCTTCAGGCAGTCCTGATTTTACTTTCGAAATCCGTTCAATATAATAATTTTTAGCCTGTTCAATGTCACTTTTAGCTACTTTAAAACTTGAATTAATGTTTATCGTATGCTTGTCAAAAAACTCTGCCGCTTTTACATCATTGGCTTTTGTTGAACTACCTTTAGTATTCGTATTCGCAGCTGCTTGTACGCTTGCTGCATCACCAGGGTAGGGTTTATATCTATCTACGTACAATTCGTTTAACGTACTAAAAGAAGAATGATCTGTTGCATTGATTGATCCAGTTGCAGGAGATGCTGATATAGCGATTATCTTTGCTAGATTAGTAGATATTGTAGTTTTCAATTGAAACTCACGTGCTAAACTTCCGCTGCCAAAAACTGGAAGCTCCCCGGATGTAATCCTAGTGTCTAGATCAGTACTCCTTCTATTGTTGTTATAAGCTGTCCGATCAGTCATAGTGGTTTCTTGAGCGAAAGGCCTCTCTCCTTCATC